AACATATCCTTTAATTTGACAGGTATATGATTCTCCATCGTCTCCTGTATAGGAGGTGGGATGAGTATAAAGTTTAGATGTTCCATCCAACCCTGCTATTCTACTATCAAACGTATACCACGTTGCCGCAGTAAAGTTAGATGAGTTAAGTTCACCAGCATCTTCAAGACACAAACTTGCATTACTATCCGATTCAACATCGGGAGGAAGCACATTATTTTTAATAGTTGTAGTTACACTAGATCTACTAGATCCACTAAGATCTTGGTAGCTGCCTTGATAAGGAGGGAAAAGGACATAGGTTCCTGCTGTGTTTAGTTTTCCTCTATCCTTAAAGTCACCTAATGTTTTGACAACACCATCAGCCAGTGTTATATTAGCCCTAGCTCTTTTACCAGTACCAGTACCACTTAAGTATTGAATCTCTTGACTCTTGGTTTTACTAGAACTATAGTTATATCCCGGATAGGATTTGGTAGTCGATGTTGATAGGTTCCAGAAGTTGTTTGTTGCATTGGTTACAGACGTACTAGTATCCAGAAGAACACTAGAAGAAGTCTTTTGTGGAGCAGTAGATCCAGAACCATCTTCAAAATATCGAAGAGCACCAGTACTTGCAGTTACGGTACATACGACACCACCAGCATTATATTCTTCAGCTCCCCAACAACTAGTATTACTAGTAGTATTAGCAGCACTTACTGAATCCCAGATCCATCTAGTTGTTTCTAGATCTCCAATGAGAGGATCTTCAAAGGCATGAGTACCGCCATGATTACCATCAGCACCAAAGCCAGAAGCTACTGGTTTAATTCTTACCTCATCCCCATCAGCAAATCCAGACCCATTATAGTTAGGAGATACGGTAAAGCTTTCACAGACACCCATAAGGTAGGAAACATCAACAGTTACACTAGTATCCGTACCATCTATAGTTCTTAACTTAACAGCATCGGATGTCGTGGTAGTCCCGAACATATTAGAAATAGCATCATGTCCTGAGTCGCCTTCTTCTATTTGTTTAATCCAATTCTTACCATAAGAAGCCAATGTTAATCCATCAGATGGAATAGTATTGGCTGTAAAAACAACACTAATAGATAATCCAGTATCAAACGTAAACGTCTTCAGTGTACCAGAATCCAACAGCACAGTATTTGCAGTAGTAGTAGTGGGTAGACCCATGTTTACAACAGAACCAAGAAAATACTTCTTGATATCTTTGTTGTGTAGTGTACCTCTTAACTGATAGTCTCTAACAGTTTCATTGAAAACATATTTAGCTATCGTTAGATCAACAGATTGGTCATCATCAAGAGATGTTACTATTTGCTCCCCACTATTGAGGAGCATACGATTAATAGCTTCTAACTTAGAAATCATTCCCATTATAGTGCTCCTTATAAAAAACTAAAAACCCACTCTCCCCTTTCGAGAAGAGAGGGCGAATGTCAATATAATATTATAAATAAAAATAATATAATTATTATGACTTAACAAATGCTCCCGGTATTGCACCAAGACCAGTAGGAATATTATTTGATAGTGCAGAATCAAGTGCAGGTTTACCATTGAATAGTGCATTTCCATACAGGTCAATAAGAATGGAACCTTTAGCTGCATCTACAGAACCAGAAGCGTTAATTTCTGCTAACGTAATATCATCAGTATCAGTTTCGTTCATTTCTAAAGCACCTCCTGCGATGTCATCCACCTCAGCAGTTACAGAACCTTTGTACTTGATACCATCAAGGACAACACCTGTGCATTCTGGTTTAAGAATACCAGTACCACCCATCATAGAAGCAACAGTAAATACTGTATTTCTACGAACATCATCTACTGTATCAACTTTAAGACCTTGTAGTCTAATTGATGCAATAGCTGAAGCTGTAAACATAAGTGCTTTAATACCAGCTTCAAGACCTTGAACATTATACTTATCTTCACCAATAACTGGTACAAGATTAGTGTCAGGTGATGCATCAGGATTACTTGTGGCAACAGTTGCATAGTTTGCAACAGGTAGGTGATTGCTCTTAACAATAGTAACACCCATGTAAACTAGAGTATCACCTAGTCCAAACATACCTTGAGATAAACCAGCACCTAAGCCACCCATGTCTTCAGTTGCACCGAATAAAGGTCTACGACCGCCATCATCAAGATCGCCGGTTGCACGAGCAACACCAAGAGCACGGATATCTTGGAAAGTTCTTGGTTCAACTACTAAGAAGTATGGTTCTTCAGGAATGTCAGCTTCTTGTTGACGTACTAAGAAGTCTTCCACATATTGAAGAAGTTCTAAAGCAGCTGTAGTTCTATTTGCAGCAGATGCAGTGCCACTTCCTAAGTATTGGAAGTTATCACGAGTTCTTGCAAATCCAAACTGGTGTCTAGGTTGCATACCTCGTGTACTAGCTATACCTGCGGTAACAGTTCCCCACAAAGTGGAATCGTTGCCCGGAGCACCAACTTCGTCAAAAGATAAACAAACTGTATCTATAGCAGTCTTTTCAAGCTCAATACTGTTGCATATAGCACGAGATACGAAAGACGCAAGTTGTTTATCACGAGTAGAAGCAAGACGCAAACCAGCTTGACGTGCAAGCTCTGCTCTGTATTCCCACTGTGATACCATTTGGTCAATGTTGTCTAGCTCGAAGTGAGCAGCCATTGGACGCTTGTCCAAAGTAACAACAAATGAATCTGAAATTGGTGAGTTACCGTCTTTATCGTTACCACCACCAAGCTCTTCACCCGCAGCCCAGACAGCGTTAAGACCTACTGTACCAGTGATTGGGAACTCCATTTGCATACCACTAGCAATTTGTCTGCTAGTAACTAAATTTTCAAACATATTATATTCGTCATACGCATTGATGACTTCACCCGACCATATCGGGAGCCACAAACGACCCGGAGCACCCGGAGTTGTAGCAGTATGGAGCGAAGTATCTGCTCGATACCCGATATCTCCATGAAGTAGAATTTGATCTCCACTAAATGCCATGATAAATCTCCTTTATCATATATTATGAATTTAAAATAAAAATACAATATACGACAGCTACCTTAGAATTATTCTTTCGAGTTCTTTGGTAAAAGGAAACCATTCAATATCCCCTAAGAATATTTATTGTTTCAAACGCATTAATTAAAAGTGACCCTGTATAATTCCTTGAGAAGCATTAACTCTTTGTTGTACAGCTTCTCGGAATCGAGGATCAACTTTGTATCTTGGGTTTCTCATATCTGCCATCATCTCTTGTTGACTTGCATACCCTACAACTTGTTTAGACATAGCTTCACCCGCTTGTCTCCTGTTTGGAGTAGGTGTAGGCTCTTGTCGCCTTATACTAGAAGCAGCCTGATTGTAGCGTTGTTGCAACCCCAGAAGAGTTGTAGCATAACTAGGTGAACGAAGCTGTGCATTAATAGCATCCCGTTCGCCACCTTCGAGATTATCTCTCGCCCAACCCAAAATATTATTGAGGTTTTCTTCTCCCCCAACATGACCAGCAGCAGTACGGAAAGCTTCCTTATTAGCTGCTTGTCTTCCATAAACAAAATGATCAATCACTTCATCAGTAACACCCATCTTTGTTCTGATTTGATCTCTAGACTCAGGAGTAAGTTCTCCATTAGCCTCGATTTCTTCTCCCCATTTATTCCACTCGTTCACAGTAACCTGATCTAAGGCACTTTCTTTCGTAGTGGGTTCAGGAGGAGTATCAATCTGAAGCTGCTCCCCTTTTTGAGGATCAGCAATAGGTGCTTCAACGGCAGGTTGTCCTGCGTTGGGATCATAGTTTGGATTTGTAATTCCATTTTCATTATATTGAGTCTTAAGCTCAGAAATTTCTTGACGAGCTTGAGTATAATTCTTTTGGGCTTCAAACAAACTATCAAACCAACCATCTGCATTCTTAAAGTTTGCAGGGATTTCCTTCCCTTGATCTCTGACATGACTTAGGAACGCCTGTTTCTCATGAGTATATTGTGCAATATCTTCTTGAGCAATGTTTTCAGGAATTCCACCTTGAGATAGTTCCGGTGTAGATTGTTCCGTAGCCAATTGTTCCGTTGGAGTTGGCTCTGGAGTCTGTGGAGTCTCATTTACTTGTTGATCAGTCATCTATTTCTCCTATGTTATTTGGCAGATGCGCTGCCAAAATAAAATCCTATAATAGCAAGCAACGCTTGCCTGTTTTCTTCTGCAAAGAGATAACCATTAATCTCTTTAAAAACTGTTTCTTCTTTGCCACCAAAAAGACCAAAGAAAAATTCTTGTGTCTTTTGGGTAACCTCTACAACGATAGGTATGTTAAAAATTGGAGCAATAAAAGGAGCATACATACACGCAAACAAAACAGAAAGGACAATGATCCTTCTTGTTATTCTGCCAGCATCAATGCCGACCCTTTTAACAGCACTATTTGCAGTATCATCTGAAGCTTTCTGAGCCTGAAGCATAAGCTTCATTCTCTCTTGCTCATTCTTTCTTTTCTCTGCTTGTTGTTTAAAAATAAACCCAGCAAGAGAACCACCTAGCATTGTAACTACATCGGGTGTTAAAAAATCCATACATAATCTCCTTTATTGTCCTTCATCCAAATCAGGTTTATTAGGAAGGTTATCTCTTGGATTATGAGTATCAGAAGAAGTATATATCTTTGTATTAACAGGTACTTGAAGATCTTCATCTACTTTATTCACATAATAGCCCTCAGCAGTTATGCATATTAACGCAGAAAAGATACTTCCAAAGAAAAACCCCGCTAGAAAAGAAACAATACTTCTCTTAGTCATTTAACAGCCCCCTCTAATATTTTTTTAGTACTTGTAGAAATAATCTTAGTAACCTTTTTAAATAAAGGCTCAGATTTTTTCTTATTTTTTTTACACTTTGTACAACCCATGTTTAATAATCCTTCTTTTTAATCTTCTTTCCTGTTTTCTTGGCATGTTTTTTAGCAGCAGCCTTACCTTTTTTAGAATACGGAAACTTCTTTTTACCTACAGTTGGCATAACGAACCCCCTTTCTTAAACCCCTAGTTGCTGAGCAACCTGAGCTATGTTAGATCCACCAGTTTGCTCTTCTAAATCTTGACCAGCAGCTTGCTGAGCCACATTAGCAACCGCTGCCCCGCCTTGCTGGAGAAGTTGTTGCTGCATTTGCTGTTGCATTTGCTGCTGTTGCATTTGTTGTTGCATCTGTTGTACTTCTTCTTCTGACTTAATCCAATTCTCAGGATCAAATCCTAGTGTACTAACTAAAGCTCTTCCAAATTCGTCCCACCTAAAAGTAGCAATTGATTCTGGTGGTAGGTTTCTAACCATTTCTCCAAGCTGCATTAACTTAGTAAGATCAGACTCTCTATTAAGAGCCTGAAGTCCAGTAACAATCTCTACATCTAAATTACCTTGGGTATTAAAGAATTGTTCAAACAATCTAGGATCAATTGACCCATCATCTACCATAAGAAAGACAGTTCTGTTAAGAATTGGTACAAATAAATCTCTAGCAATGGCACTAAAAGCACCGCCTAAAACATTCTCAAGTTCTTGACCAATACGTCTTACAGCTGTAGCAGTAACACGATCTCCCGAAGGAATGGAGGCAGAATCTAAAAGAAAAGCTTGTCCAATTTCTCTTCGCATAACTTGAACAGCTGCTGAGACAGCTTGAACTTGAGGGCTCATTGTAGAAGCTGGACTAATAGCTTCAATGTCTTCCCGTCTCGCAGCAATCCATTGACCATTAGGAGCAACACCGACATCATCAATATCTGTGATACCTGCTGGATCTACAGCCATCCAGAAAGTAGAACTTGCTGCCATACCCTCGATCATTGCTCTAGTATAATTCTCAAGTGTTTCAATATCACCAATCAAGTCTTCACAATGAGATCTTGAATAAGGTTCACCAGCAATTGAGTTCCAACGAAGAACGGCAAAAGGTATAACATTATACATACCAACTTCTATAAGATCGCCATTCATTTCTTTTTGAGCAACCCACTCTCCTTGTTCTCCCTTAAATATCCTATTAAATTCGACATCATATCCTTGTTTTGAATAATCAGCACCAACAGCATATCCAGAATCATTTAATTGTTCATCTTCTGACTTAGAAATAAACTCTAAATAAATAATCTCAAGTAAATCACCATTCACATCTCGTCTTATAACATAGTGATCAAGCCTTATGTTCCTAAATGTATAATCATCTTCTTGAACAACCATTACATCTCCAACTACAATACAATGTTGAAGTGCTTGGAATAATGTTTCCCTAAGGTTTTGGCTTGTTAGTTTTGTATAAACTTGGTAAGCTAAATTATTAAGATAAACTTGAGTCTCTGTTGATGGTTCTTGTCCTCCTTTAAGATTGAATCTAAAAAAGGGAGAGTCATCTAGAGGAAGTAGAGCATGAAGAATACGAGAAGACATAGCAGTAACACCGCGAGCGGCTACCGATGAATATGGTTTATTGAGATCACTGTCATCATTGAAACCATGAGGAGGAAAGATTGAAGGAATAGTTAAAGAAGAACAAAACCTAGCTCTTTCCAACTTAGCATGACGAAAACTATCTAATTTTTTAAATCTTTCTGCTATTGTTTTCTCTTGCATTTAATTACTCCGGTCTTGGAATTTGAACAACATCAGGTCGATCTCTATAGATAGACTCAGCTGCTCTTGTTCCAACATCTTCTTGTGCTTCGATCTCTTCTTGAGTTCTTGTCTCTTCTGTTTCGATCTCAGCTTTCTTACGTTCTTCAGCTTCTTTTGCAGCTTTTTCTCTAGCTAATCTGGAAGATTCTCGTTCTGCTTCCTTAGCTTCAGCTCTTGCCATCTGTTCTTGTGTTTGCGATTGCATTCTTGCAAACTGTCTTTGCTGCATCTGCTCCATTTGAGCATAGTCAGGTCCTCCTCCTCCTTTTCCACCCATTATACTATCCCTTCTTTCTTATTGGTTGTCTTCCTATCTGTTGTCTTCTTACGGACTTTAGTTTGTTTATTACGTCCCTTTGTCCCCCCCGAAACGCCCACTCCTCCCGTGTTGACATGTTGCTGTACTCCATCGGAGGATATAGTTTGTCCAGTTCCTTTATCACTTCCTCGTCTATCAGAGGAAGTCTTTCCTTCAGAGGTTTTTGAGACATTGTGTTCTAACCTTTCTACTCTACTTTCCAAATCTGTAACAATACTCATCAAGTGCCGTTCTGTTTGAGATAAAGATCTTCCAGCTCCATACATACTTCTTATAAATCTGTTTGAATAATCAGTCATTTATTTTTTCTCCTACGAATCTTTTTCTTTGGAGCCTTGCCACAAGTCCAAGCTTCGTTCTCAGGAGTACTAGGATCGTCAGATATGTAAGTACCCTTCTTTGATCTGGTTCGTTTGTTACCAGAGTATCCCAATCTTTCTTCTAGTCTATCAAAGACTAAATCTACCAAATTCCCAAAGGGAGTTCCATCAATAAAACTCATTATCATTCTCCTGTTAAATCAACAACCTCACATCCATTGGCAGTACATGCCAACTCTCTAGAGTTGTTTGTAGTATCTTCTTTTTCATAGCCTATTAATTCAGACCACTCAATTTCCGTAGGCATTCCATTAGATAGGTCAAACCATTCTTCAGGACTTACTTTTTCAAACGGTGCTTGATCATAGACATGGTTTTCTTTTGGAAGGAATGAAATTCCACTAACCCATTCCCAGTGTTTCCAAACCCAATCACCAATAGCAAGAAACTCATCATCCGAATAAGAAATAGTAACACTTGGTTTATGGTCACACCAGCATTGTTGATATGTTTTCCATAGTTCTAAATGATCAATTGCTGTAAGTTCTTTTTGGGTAATAGAATCAATAGGAGATTTAATAGGAAAGGAAAACACAACAGTACTATGAGGTCGCATACTACAATCTTCGTGTGGAATATTTTTATCCATCATAAACTTTGTCATTGGATCTTGTTTGTCCATACGAACTCTACGAATATATATTTCACTAAATCGTGGATGCATACCAGAAGATGAGCCAGCAACACAACTGGTAGTACCACTTGGTTTAACGCAGGTCACAGCCTTGCTGGGACTTACCTTAAGCTTACTAGCCCATATAATATTTTGTTCTCTAGCATAATCCTTAAGGCGACCAAGATGAAGGGCAAGTTTGTCCATGTCTTCTCGACCACTAAAGAATTCGTTGTCAAAAATTCCAGTAAAGGAAACACCAAGAAGTCTTTCCTCATCGCAATTAAGTTTCCATTGATGATCCAAGTAGGTGAAGTTAGTACAAGCCGATTGAATAGTTCCAAAGATAACAGCTGAACGTATCTTTTCTCTTATTGTAGACGGATTATCTGATGATTTAATTACAATCTCTGATAGATTACAAAATTGTTTATGCCTAAGAATAATTTCAGAGCATGGGTTTGTACCAAAATCATAATCTGAATCCCTTCCAGCCATGTTTGCGATCATCTTCATAGATTCTCTATTACAAATACCACGCTCACCAGACCTTGAGTTGTACATTTCCTGCCATTCATCTAAGAAGACAGCAAAGGACGGCTTGGTTTCATAGACTGCGGAGTTGTTTGCGAGAGATCTATAGCCTGAGGATTCCCACCAAGGACCACTCTTAGCCTTTGCCATGCTCTTGTCGTTAAGATCGCTGAGTGAAATGAGGGCAGATCTACGAACTGCACCAGCAATAACAATCTCACCGATCATACAAACTATATCGTGGACTTCAAGACTAGAGAGCTGGCGACCCTTGGCTTTCATGAAGGTATTCACAACAAACTTAAACAGTCTGACTAATGGCTCTGGACCTGAGGCTCTTCCTCCAAAGGTCTTAAGTCTAGCACCAGCTGGACGAATGAGTTGTGTTTCCCATGTGGGATGAATACCTTTATATAGATGCCAGATTAATTGATCAAGAGCCTCAGCCCAACCCCTTCGTGAGTCGGCTACTACGAGGCTGATATCTTCTCTGCGAATAATATCATCAGGTATTTTGGGTAATTCATTAACATTCTTCTGCTCACAGGAGAAGCCAACGCCTGTCCCACAGCAGAGAATGTACAATATTTGAGCAAAAACAGAGGTATCATTGACAGCCACATAGCTACAGTTATATAGACAGGTATCGTCTACGTCTGCGGCTGGACCAGCGGTCATCAAAGCTCTCATACTAGGAAATACTTCACGGTTTAACAAGTGATTTCGTGCTGTAGACAGCTCTGGATCATCGAATTCTAGATCAAATCTATCAATAAAATAATCAAAGTATCTATAAACACACTCGTCCCAAGTTTCCCTACGCCCAGACTCTTCAATCCAGCGGCAGTATTTACTTGTTGCTATAAAATCTTCAAATAACTTGCTCAAGGCTGTATCTCCTTTACCCAATTATTCGGTTCCCATAAATTAATGCTCCTTGTAGACTTAGTATATTCACCCTCCCTTAAGATTCGTACACACCTAGCCATTGATAAAGCAAACTCTTTTCTTGTCATATCTCCATAGTCAGATTGATTAGGTCTATCTTCATTCTCATATAAATTAAAGATCTCATCAACCCAAGACTCCTTAGCCCAGCTATTCAGAAACTTCTCAGCTTTCTTAGGACCTACCCTCCATAGACCGGGAATTCCATCAGTAGAATCTCCCATAATCCATTGCTTGAAGAAGAATTTATCTGCCTCTTCCTCTGTAATGAACACACTATCCTCCTCCTTATCAGGATTCCAGTGCCATCCGGGTACAGATCTCAAGTCCTTATCAATAGTTACGGAGATAGCAGCCCCCTTACTGGAGGCTAGTCCCATAAGATCATCGGCTTCCAACTTATCAATACACCTTGTATCAGCATTGTCATATAAAATCTCAATAGCATAGTCAAGACTATCTGGTTGGGCAGTTCCGTCTCTATGAGCCTTATATCGAGGCCAAATATCCCGTCTAAAGTTTTTACTTCGAGGACAAGATAAAGCAACGATTGTTTTTGTGACTCCTTCTGGAGTCCAGTTCTCTAAATCAACAGCCAGTCTGTCTTCTAAACAATCTATCCCCTCTACATCAGCCCAGAACGAGGCTTTGTAGGCAAGTATATCGCCATCAATAACAGCAAGTTTAGGTTTCTTCATTAAAATCTCCAAACAATCTATCTATTAAGTCATCAATAACAACATCAATATCAGGTAATCTATCTTCTCTACGAGCTTTACATAGCTCACATAGACATACTTTATCATGTATCTCAAGACCAAGCCACATCCTAATACGTCTTGATACTATAGATTCCAGATTTTCTTTTGTATTCTCATTAACAATAATAGTTGTAAATAAGTCTTGATAATCAGGATGACCCATATCTTTTGATATTGACAGCTGTTCGGATTCGTGGCTACGCCATGTTGCATTTGCCTCAGGTAACGACCTCTTTCCCGCAGTAATAAATATTTGGGATGCACCGAGTTTCCTAGTTCTGGATAATTCATTAAGATATCTACAATCATCTGAGATGATAACTCTTTCCCAATATTTTTTCTCATTTTCTAAATCCTTAAACTCAGATTGTTTTATTTTTTGTAGGTCTTTTGCCCAAGATTTAATCCAATGATTTATATCCTTATCTCTCATTGCCTTACCAATATTTTGACAGTACTCCCTATATTCTTCAGGAGAATCGTCTTTGTTAATTCCCTCAGATTCTGCTAGGTCTTTGATTGGCTTAGCAAACGGTAGAAACATTGGTATAAAACCAAGTCTAAACGCTTGCTCTGCTATTATCTTAGCCGTAGTTGTTTTTCCAACCCTAGCCTGACCACTTATAGTAATGATTTGCATTTCCACTTCTCCATAACACTTTGTTTTCTAGGACACCTTGTCTTAAGTGTTTTCCAAAGCTCTATAGGACTATAATTATCTTCTTTAGAATAGACTTCTGAATTTCTAAAGTAATTTAACCAACTAATGATTGGTTGTGTACAACAATTAGGAAGTTCTTGTTTCTTAAATCCTTTTGTTAACCAATATCTAGTCATTATCCAAGGATTCATATCATATGTTTCTATGTTTTCAAAGAGCATACTAGGGGGATTTACATCCCCAAAATATAAAATGTCTATGGGATTAGTAATCTTATTCATAGTTTCAAAAGAAACCCATCGACATCCTATTGTTATATCACAATGTAAAGCAAAGATATTTCTTAAATTATCTATACCTTTTTCACGAACAACTAAAGAAGCGTGATTAATTTTAGAGCCTGTTAGGATATTAACAACCTTTCCCCAAGGTGCTTTGAGTTCACTAAATAAAATATATATTTCAATCAATGTGTTTCGCTCCAATCTTTACCTATACGATATTCACCATCAAGCTGCATACATCCTAGTTTTTCTCCGGCTTCACGAATAGAATCTACAGCCCACTGACCTAGCTTGTCAGCCATGTCAGGATAGCATTCCATTTGCCACTCATCATGGACAGTTGCCATAAATTTAGCGGGATTGGTTCCCATTTTCTTTCGGAGTAAAACTTGTGCAAGCTTCATAACAATTGCACCGTCACCTTGAAGCTGAACATTGAGTGAACTATGCTCTGATCTACAAGGAACTTCTCTACCATCTAATAAAGTAATAGTACCCTTCTTGGCTACTTGAAACTTAACATCATCAATAACTTTCTTAATAGCAGGAATCTTAGCAAAGTAGGATTCCTTAAGTTTTCTTCCTACGTGTGATGATTGATTAACAATCTTACCAATCTTTGCATCACCCGCACCATATATTAATCCATAGAAGAAAGTTTTTGCGGTGTCTCTCGAAGGAAGACCCGCAGCTTTTTGATTTACAGAGTGTATATCATCATTAAGAAGAACATTTGCATATGCTCCATCATCATACTTCATCATGTGAGTCGCTAACATTCTAGCTTCAAGTCCAGAAGCATCAGCTCCTAGCATAACCCATCCTTTTCTAGGAACAAACAATCTTCTCGCTCGCTTGTCTCCACTTACCTGTTGAAGATTGGGTTGGCTTGCGGTCATCCGACCTGTGACTGTACCTTGTGGATTAATAGAACCATGAATCCTACCATCTCGGCTATGTTCCGATCTCTTAACCCAGTCAGATACCTGACCCATAAGTTTAGTGTTATTAAAATAATCTACAAGCATAGTAGCTTCAGGATATTTTAACTTCTTAAGTACTGATTCATCTACTTTAGGATTTCCCTTTTCAGTTTGAGGTGGTTTCCAATTATATTTCTCAGACAATCTTTCTGCAATTTGTTTTCTAGAGCCGGGATTAAAGATAGTTATTTTATCCTTTAATCTCTTACCAGTCTTTTCAGAATGTCGTTCTTCTACTTTGGTTGGAAAGATCTCTCTCATACTATCTTCAACTGAAGATTTCTCAATGAGTAAATCAAACTCCAATTGTTCAGCAGCTTCAAGATTAAAACCAATACCATTGATAGTTTGTTCGCTAATTATATCAGTTACATTATGCTCAAGCCAAACAGGCTTGGGATATTTATTAGCAAATTCTTGCTGAGCTTTATAAACTTTAACATTTACTTTAACATCTTGTATACAATAATCCATCATCTCTTGAGTAAACACATCCCATCCATGTTGATAGTTTAGTTTCTCAACTCCAACCTCTCGACCCCAACACTCCAAGGAGTTTCCTCCAAGTGGGTGATTAGATTTCTCTGGATACATCATACGACTTACAACCAGAGTATCAAAAGTAGGGGTATTAATGGGACCATAATAACGCTCAAGCATAGGTTTATCAAACATAATAATATTATGCCCAATAATAAGCTCAGCGTCACGTAATAACTGAATACCCTTAGAAATTTCATCGGGTCCATAAGTATATGTTTTATCTGTTTCAACATCTCTTGCAACGAGACACCAGACTTTAGTTCCAGAGGGTATCGCGTTCCCCTTCCTGTCTAGTATCAATTCGTTCAGTCCATTCGCTTCTATATCGAATACTAATTTCATTATCATCTCCTTCGTCCTGATCTTGAAGACTACTCCAATACTTATTATACCACACAACTTCTTTCCAGTCAATACTCATTCGTCATTTCCAAGCATAATCTGTCCAGTATCGTCAAGGGCAAAAACAATTTCACGAAGCCTACCTGTGCCTCTGTCATAGTATAGAGCAGAAGCAACACCAGCTCTACCAGTCAGTCTATTCTTTAGAACTCTAACTGTTGTAGTATTAGCAAGACGATCATCAGAATTCTGTCGATCTCGTTCCAATGCTATCACGGTATTGGGAACTGAACCTAAGGATCCAGAGCCTCGAAGATCTTGAAGAGTAATTCTATCTCCTTCTTCGTATGCTTTGTTGGTCTTCTTAAGTTGAGATACCACATCAATCCGTACTCCAGTACGGGAGACAAGGTTTCTCATTTCTTTCATAAGATTATCAATGACCATTCTTTCAGAGTCAAACTTGTCCTCTACCATAGCCAGACCAACAGCAGCTGCGGTAATATGATCGAGTATAATTACTTCAACTCCTAAAGATACTGCCATGTATTCCATACGAGCGAAGAGATTATTCAAACCACTGTGACCAAGGTGATCGTATATATACAGGTTGGTTTGATTAAGCCTTTCCTTTGCATCGTTATACATTTCATCAGTAAAGTCACTGACAATACTCATATCAATAGGAGGTTTTCCTAGTTTAATACGAAGATCATTCATAGTCTTTGCTGCCTTAAGCGCACGAACTGGTCTGTTGATCATGATAGAAATCATATCATCTAAGATCTCCTGCGGAGATTCTTCAAGCATAATAGCACCGACACTACGACCTTCTTCAAGATGGTGCATGACCATTTCTTTGAGGATTGTGGTCTTTCCGGATCCTGTTCCAGAACACCATAAAGTAATTTCACCTGATCGTTGACCGACAAGGAATTCAGTAAGCGTATCAAAAGGGAATCCATATACTTTAGGCTCCATATTTTCTAGGTTATTAACAATATCTTTAACATGTATTATTTCATCAGGCGCATACACTTGTGCTTGCCACAACGCATTGATAACTTCTTTGCCAGTATTCTTCATCAAGCATTCGTTGGCATCCTTATATGGTAGGGATGCAATGTGGCACTTGCCCGGAGGTAGAATCTCAGCAACCCTAGCCATAGCAGCACGACCAGCCTCGTCTTGATCAAAGCATAGTACGATCTCGTTGTAGCTTGTGACAAATTCTAGGTTTTGTTTGATTGATTTCACCGCTGAAGCTACACCGTTTGGTAAAGAAACCACAGGCCATTTTCCTTGAAGCAATTGATTACATGTCATACAATCAATTTCGCCCTCTGTAATAATCAATCGTTTATTTTTCTTTCCGCTGCCACTCCATAGGTGTTGACCCCACAGAGGTAGGTTGCTTGTATCTCCACGCCAATGGAATTGTTTAGTTTCAGATCTTAGATGCTGAGCAATAAGCTCTCCGCTGCTAAGATAATAATTAGCGATGTCAACATTCTTTCCATTAACTCTTGCGGTTTGATATCCATACAGCTTGGTAGTCTTCATTTCAATAAGACGATCAGGTTTTCCAACACACTCCCCATTGATTGGAGATAGACTTAAGCTAGTAGGTATAGTAGTTTGGTATGTCATTCCATCTCCTTTTTCAAAGTACTCACAGGCAAAGCAATAGCCATGACCATCTGAGTATCTTATTAAATTATCTCCTGAATTATCATTACCCTTGTTCCTACATGATGGACAGGGTTCTCTGTCAACTACTTGACTTTCTTCTTGTGCGTTCACGCTTCTTAAACTCCTTTTCAGTTATTTTACCAAATGCTAAATCATATCTATTACCTAATTCTTCTTTAGTAATTGCTGGAGGTCTTCTATAATCTCCCTTACCATTTTCTGCCAGTGATCCTTTTTCTATATGAGGCATCCATGATTTTTTATTCTTCTGTTCCGAGGGAGTCATGAAGCTGTCGTTCTTTACTTGCATGTTTTCTTTTTTCCATTTCTTAACTCCTCCCACTCTTTCTCTTCTTTTCATTATATCTTTGACTTTTTTTTCTCTACTCCACTCATTTACATTAGATCTTATTTCACCCATTATATAATATTCTCCTTCTCCTTATATAGTAGCCTTACTTTGGTAGAAAATAGTAAGACCCAAGTAGTTAGCCAAGGCATGTTCTACTTGAGCACCCTTACTATTCTCCCAGCCAGAAAGCATATAGATTGAATCACATTCTACAAGAAGACTTAAGTCTCTGGCGATTGCATTCTTTCTATATTCTTTATCCGTTAATGCATGTTGCTCTTGCTCTTCTATGTCTTGACTTGTGTCCAGCTTAGCTGGGTTTATAATTTCTCTAAATAAATTAGATCTCTTAAGATTTTTTTCTGCTTCATGAAAAGCATTTTGATTAAGCATTGGCATACCGCTCATTGGTCCTGCGATATAAACTTTAAAAGCATTGTCATACATTTCTAATTCCTAGCGTGAAATAACCATCTTCTCCTTTGGGAGCCCATTCTTTGGTAGCATGGACAGAACGGATTATACCATCATCTGTCCATAGCTTACCATTTAATAGGTCAAAAATTCCTTTGATAAAATTATCTATGTCTCCCTTGGGACAATCTAGCTTTGTAGATTTAGGTTGTTTTATATAGCATTCTAAATCTACCATGAGAGGTTGATCAATTAAATCAAAGTCTGCACCTAACACTTCATATATAACTTGTGAACCTTCTTCCCTGAATTTTTTATAGGGTCCAGTGAAGTAAGCCCCGTATCTTGAGACACGGGGCCTACTTGCAGCGACTGGACTAATAGGAAAAGTCCATTCAAGTTCCATCAGAATGGAACATCGTCATCGGAAACTTCAGGAACCTCAGGAGTTGTAGCTACAGGTGCTTTGTAGTCTGAGCCATCGTATCCATCGGTTGGAGTGAAGCCTCCAGTGTTCGATTGTTCGTTCTTCTCTATGATCTGACAACCATTGAGAAACAAACTAAGTGAATTGTCCCTTGAAATTACCATCGGGGCGAGACGGAGACGAACTTTGTCACCGCCAAAAGGTACGGCTTCTGTATCTTCAGCAGCTGCATCTTTACAAGGGAAAGTATTTGTACCATCTTTAGTATAAATGGTGGACTTGATCTTGATGGTTGTTACACCTTCAACTTCTCGCATACCATTAATCTTCTTAGCACCTGTCTCTTTCATGAGATTATCAAGGTTAGTTTGAAGTACCTCATCAACAACCACGGTAATATTATGATTGCCGGGGTTACCAAACTTAGTGTCTGGCTTGTGTAGGTGCGCCCACTGTACGTCTAAAGTATCAGTGTATAGTTGGGAAATCTTAGTCATCATTATTTTCTCCTTCTTGATCTGTGATTTCATTATTTGGTTTAATTGTGTATACTTGGTGATTCAATTGACTGATTGTCTTTTGAACACCGCTAACAACATGGCTTAGGGCTGCGGCAACATCATTAAGATATCGTACAACATTTTCAACTTCAACAGCTGGTTTCTCTGCCATTACTTCTTCCTTTTCGAGTCCATCTCGGTACTCGTTCTTGAGGGTTTTTGTGTCCAACGGTTTCTCCTTTCTTTTTTATCTAGTGAGTATGAAGTGTTACTCCATTACCCAACTATTCGTAATCTTCAAAGGGCATAGGCTCAAAGAATCCATGCTCTCCATCCAACACAATTCCACATCCCACGATGGGCTTGGAGTTGAATCTCTTACCATAATACATACTAAGATTTTCGTGGTCAACCCCACATCCAGTAGAAAGCGCAAAAATTCTTTTGGTTAGGTTGGCATAATAGTTTACTCCAGCAATAGAGTGCTGGTGTCCTTGAACCCAAGAACAGAAATTATCATGTGCATTATTCAAGGAGGAAAACTTACCTCCCTTACCGCTGTCACCATGACTGTACGCTACTCCATCAATACTAATCCTAGAAAACCTTGGCTTCCACTCCCACTTAGGAGTATTCCAAAGGTTAGAATATTCTTTAATACATTGAGTTGGTAAAGTCAGAGTACTAATCTTTCTCTTTGGTAGGTCATCGTGATTACCAGTCAACACTGTAACTTTCGGGAATGCTTTGTATAATAGTTGTACTTGTTCCATAGCTTTATGGAACTCATCATGTGGTGAAGGAAACTCTGGGAGCTTTTCGTGGAAGCTAATGCTTGCCCAATCAACCACATCTCCGATGTGTACGGTTTTATCTGTGTTCCATAGATTCTTCATGTCATTAAGGAAATCAACATAACCCTTCTTCATAGCAGGGCAATGAGTATCACCTATAATAAGAACTCTAGACATCTTTCTTTCCTTTATTCATGGCTTTACATCTACGTGACCACTCTTCTTTCCATTGCTGTGCGAGTGGAGGCAAGAAGCTGCCATCTTTTTGTGGAATAGGAGCCCAAACATTGAACTCACCTTTATCATGCATCTCTTGATACTTATTCGTGTATTTCTTCGGCAGCATCACCGTCTCCTACAATTATGATGTTTAATTCTACATCTTTATTTCTAGAAACTCCTGTTTGAGCTATAGCAGAATTTAGATTCCATAAAAATACTTGAGCTAAAAACTCTGTAGTAAATGCTAGGTCTACTATTGCCTTTCCTCTATGTCTGGCTATATGAATCGTCTCCTTAATAGCCAGCTCCATATCTCCTTCTGAATTGATCGGAATGAGAGTCATCTTATTTTCTCCATAGATAAAATCATGACCTTTGGAATAGTGGTTACGCCACCACATTCGTTAGGACCAACGGAATCTGTTATACTTATCCACTCTTCTGTTTCTTTTAATACAAACCCAACTGTCTTCATTGTTGGGGGAGTACGGTGCGCCCATTCATAGGCTTCAGTATGATCAACCCATTCAGGTCCACCGAAACTTTGAGCATCTTTCCATAGAATATATCGAACATCAGGAGAAGAAATAATCCGATTCCAGAACTGACTTGATTCTAAGCTGTCCTGTGACTGGGGGGTTGGGTAGTCTAATTCTGTATCTTTCTTCGATCTGGTTCTTAAGCTCTTCGAGAAGATTGACTTGATGCATTTCATAAAATTGCTCCTTCGTTATTTTTATCATGTCATCCACAAACGGGGCGTGACATCCATATGAATCGTGTATCATACTGAAAGAATTGATACCCATATTATACAGTATAAACACAGTGCAAACCAAATGACTTGCATCTAAAGAGTGAATATAATTTGGTGGAATACCTTGCTCTGCTTTTTTCGCATCAAGATCTCCAGCATCCTCCCAAAATATAAGCTCTTTATTATTAAAGAGAGCAGCTAAGCTTCTCCTCTTTCGGATCTTGGTATAGTTATGCACTACCTTGAATCCACTTGGTACAGTATATGTTAAGTGATGTCCCATAGTAGATATCATATTAGTTATATCTTTAAGATATTCTTTTCCATGATTGGCAGACTCAAGAGCAGAACCAAGACCAGCTTGAACAGCTCTTGCAAGCTCTACGATTGCTCCTGCTTGTGTTTCATGAGGAACCCAGTCCACATGACCCTCAAGTTTCATGTACTTCTGAATGCCATAGAACGTGAGCCCGTAGGCATCACACATTGTACTGCGTTTCGTAATTTTTCTGTCAAGATTTCCTTTCCAGTATTCTAAAAACTTTTTATACCAAGGGTTTTCTTTGTTATCATTTAAATGTTCAGTGCTTTTGTTTGCTACATACTGATAAAGATCTTGGGGAACTTCATTCGGTATAATATTTACAAGCTTGGCAAGATCCTGATCTCTCATGATAGCAGCCCAGTGTTGGCTTCCATTACAAGCACCGTCCATTTGGACAGGAACCTGAGTCATGCCATCTTTTCTGAAGTAGTCAAAGACAGCTGCTATTCTTTGGAATGATTTGTTTTTCTTGACCGCATCATCTATCCATTCTCTGTTCTGGTATGGGTCTTCATTAATTCTCTTTAACATTTCTTGATTATCATCAAACCATTTAACTCTGTCACTGAAACTAACTTTGTCAATATCAAAGAGGTTAGCTATATGGATCTTCATCCAGTATCTTCCTCTTTCTGTCTGTGGTACAGCGTTCGCAAACATTATCAAGCCTCTATCAAAGTCAGAACCTTGACAACTAAGTAGTTCACAGGTAGTATATCCCCTGCCTCTGAAGTCCAGAGTCATGGGCATATAAAAGAATCCATTTAGAGTTAGATTAATAGCAAGCTGTAGTCTTACCAACATCCGTCCTCTCTTTTGTTCTTCCTTGAACCAGTCAGACCACGCTTCTTCTCTGCGTTGACACCAGATTGCTTGCTCCTGCTTACCACTATCTTTAGGATACTCATCTCCAAAGGAGAAGGCATCGAAAGAATAGGCAGGAAGATTACATAGTCTTGTGTTGTTCTTGAACAAGCTATTCATAACATCAAAAACTCTGGTGTTAATAGTCCACTCTGTTCTTTGCATAGCATTGGTTGCGTCAAGAACCTTCTGACTAGGCTCAGAGTATTGTTGATTAATCTTTCTTTCTTCAGTAATATAATCTGAGCTGTATCTATGGACCACTTCTTTCCTGATCCAGTGGTGGAGATACCCTCCGCTTCGTTCCAGTGTATGATCCACAGGTGGACATACCATAGGTCTATACAATAATGTCGTATTTTCTAGGAACTTGTGCTTATTGTGTATATCTTTTAGGATACTGTCATCAAGTGTGACGAATAGTTTGTTTCTCCATTGGTTCTTTCCGTGAGGATACTTATCCCTGAATGTATGGATGACAGAGGACAGCTCAGCAATCCTAATCATGTGGTGTCCGAAGTCATCTCTTTGTTTCAAGGTCATGCGGGGAATCTGTAGCATTTTCTTTGTGAAAGCAATACATCTTTTCTCTGTCCAGTTCTTAATGAACTTGGATTGCTTTCTCCAATCGTCCTTGAAAGTTTCCTTTGCCGTCTGGTAGGCGATGATATGAATAGCTTCCTTGGATATTGTTCTTGCTACATGCTGTGCAAGAGGGGGCGTACTCTTGATATCATCTCTTCCAAACCCAAACATGCTGGCTTTGAGCCACATTCTAATGACACACCTAACAGTTAGGTCAGCCATCTTAGCAGCACCTAGAGTTAACAGGGGATGAACCCAGTCAGGTGTCTTTCTATTTTTAGATATATTATCTATCCATTCTTGATAGACAGGAGCGAGCTGAAAAACTACAGAGTCTAGTAACTGCTGTTCAGGTATACCCTCATCACAGGCTCTGGAATATTCATCCCAGTATTTATTACTACCATCATAAAGCATCTGTTCCTCAAGAGCAGACTGTAGTGATAGCCTTTGTTCCTGTATCTCAGGAGATAACTCATTCCATTTTATCATATATTCTCCTTGTGGCATATGGAGTGTTACTCCATTACCCAATTATTGGGAGATGGAAATAATAACTGGAGATCCTAGATAATTAAACCTAGGATCTCCAGTTTAAGAGGGGATCAGTTAGCAGGAAGCGAATCGCTGATGCTACTCCAATTAAGTGCAGTCCTCATAACCTTGGAACTTTGTGTGGCTCCAGCACCAATAAGGTTGCTTTGGATACGAGATTCTGTACTAGTCTTGCGACCACGCTCTCCTTGTTTTTTCTGAATGTAGTTAGTCACAGCGTTTGCAGCCAACCATCCAGTTGAAACATTAAGATTAAGTTCTAGTTCTGCTTGCATCTTTGCCTGCATCTTCATGATACTAGTACCCATCTTAATAGAATACTTTTCTTTCTTGACTTCATCCTTTTCCTTCTTAATGCTAGGGTCAATGATATTAACATAGCATTCTTTGAAGAATTTTTGAATCCTGTCTTCATTCCAATGAGCATAGGTAGCAATATGATCTACCTTCTCTCGGAATATCTTACCAGTTTCCTTAAAGTTTGTGATTGCATCACACATTTGGTCATATACATCGTCAATTGTATTGCCTCGATGACGAAGAGTAACCTTGTGTATAGCACCACTCATAGCATACTCCATTGTGTTGCTACATACAACACGAACTCCTGTGTTCAATCCACAGGTGGACATGCTTCCATCCTTACCATCGAACAGACCGAAGTATGGTTGGATCTCATCTTCGCCTACGGCGAACGAGTCAGCCTTCAATAGTAAGTAAACATTTCTTCCTCCCTTTAGGGAGCCAGCAGTTTCAACCTTGCAGTGTTGACCAGCTGCTGCTTCAGCTATGTCAAACAGTTCTCGATTCTGTACTGGCTGGTAGTCTTTGCTTACTACACCAAGTACTTCATTGGTATCGCTTCGGATGTTAGCTACATAACCGTCAGCAATGTAGGTATCACCCTCTACTTCAGCGTATAGATAATCGCTTTGTAGTACTTCCCAGTCAAGTCCACTTAATTTCAGAGCTTCTTTAACATTAGGGTAGTCTTCGACAACAGTTCCAAGACCATGCCAAGCTTTTGTCTTAGCGTACATAGCAGTATCTGTGCTATACATTTCATGACTCATTCAAATACTCCTTAAGTAAATGGATTGTCTCACTAGATAAATTAAATACACACCTATCTTCCAGAAGAGATTCATATAGGCTTTCAGCAATTACAGGAAGAGGAAACCATTCGTTACTATCAAGCAACCATTGGTGTTTTCCTATATTTCCTACCGCACAATCTTCAACAACTCCCTCCGTCACTAAATTTGATGCTAACTCGTAGCATATTACCTCATAATTATTCATTGTTTCTATCCCGTTTCTTTCTATATTTTTCTACCTCAAAAGTAGGACCTAAGTTCCTTTGCTCAGAAACAGCTAGGTCTTTCGATCCATAGGTTACGGTTTGACCATTCATTTTCAAATATTTCTTCGTCGTGTGGTTCCATATTGCCCACTTCATATATTTCCTCGCAACTTTTAAAACACATAAAATCATCTAAACATCCATGTGGAACGTGGTTTTCTTCAACCTGCATTGTAGTATCTCCATATAAGATAGCCAATGCTGACTATTATACCACACCGTATGGCACATGTCAACAGTAATTCTGAATAAACATGAAGTTTATACCAAGGATCATTCTTTAGATTGTACATCACAATCCTCCCAAATCACAGGGGTTCGAGCTTTAAATTCTATATTATTAAGTGCTATTCCATATTCATTTGCAATAAAACACATAAATTCTGTAGCGGAATCTTGATTTTCAAACCCACTAATACATACTTCATAGATAGTTTCACCGGGTTTCATTATAACTCCTGTCCTTCTTGTTCTTTTCTAGTATTGTATCCGTGCTCATGAAGAGCTTCCTCTTCCTCCTCAAGGATATCATCAAGACGATACTCGATATCTTGCCATGTAATACCTGAGCTGGCATCGTGGTTTTGTTCTATAGATGATAGCATATGATCTATTTCGATTCGAGAAACTTCCATAGCCCTATCGCCTAGTAATGTATCCACATCCTCAGCACTCCACACTACCACACAAATCGTCTCATCACCATCATATTCATTTGTTAAACGCTCGATCCATTCTTTTGCAGTAGTCATCAGAGTTCCTGTCCTTTCCGATTTATATATCCGTGCTCATGAAGAGCTTCCTCTTCTTTATCATACTCATCAAAATTAAAGTAGAGTGGAATCTGATCTTTATCATTTGATAAGTCATTAAGCATTATCCGAAAGGCTTTGAGACAATCATCAAAACTATTATAGTCTTCATAATACTCTTCAAATGTAATCTTATAATTATACACGAACCGTACCTCCTTATTATTTTTCCATGTCTTGATGCGACATTTCTTTAGTTATCTTATCCTGTTTTCTTCAGGTATACTAGCTTCCCAATTATGGGCATCATATACTATACCATAGTCTTCAGCTATTGTGTTATCTCCACACCAGCCAGATAATCTCATTCCTCTTTCTTTATAGAACCATTCGACATCGACATTATCTTCATAGCCATTGTCCTTTAGCCACTTCATGAACGCCCAGTAGACACCTTCAGGTGGACTCCAAGCAGTTTCAATCCGCATCTCTACGTAGCCACCGTCGAGTTCTATGTGTGAAGACGCTGCATCCCACTTGGTTCCCCAGTGGTTTATGTGCCAGTCATATTCTTGTTTACTACTTAGGTCATCTGGCGTAGGGTATACCTTTTCAAAAGTTACTTCATCCTCACCATTGGAATTATCATAGAAAAGGTCAAAGATTTCTCTCGCAATCTCCTCATCATCTTTTCCCCAGACAGTTATATCCACAAAGTTTTGACACCAGTTAGGCATTGGTTTTCTCCCGTTTTTCTAGTTCCCTTTTCTCTTCAGCTACTATATCAATCCACCAGTCTATGGTATCCCAACTGATACCATAGTTAGCGTCATGATTATGTTCCATCTGTTCTAGTATCCAGTCAAGATCCTCGTCATGAAACTCTACGTTGCCTACTAGCTGATCTATTCTCCATATTATATCTTCCCGCGTCCATATTGTTAGACACACATGATCTTCGGGATTGTATTTATTAAGATTCTCTATATGCTCTTTAACTGTTGTCATCACAATCCTCCTCTATGTTCCAAGAAATTCCATGATTATCATAAAGCCATTCGGGTAACAGAGTATCCCAGTCAATCATCTCTCCATCATCCTCATCAATGTCAGGATCAAACATGGTATTTTCCTTTCATAGTATCATTATACCATAGATTTCAAGAATGTCAAGATGGTTTCTTAAACTTTCTTCCTTCGTATTTTGTTACTCTTCCCCTGAAGGCGTTGCTAAATTCATTAGCATCCTTGTTAGCTTCTCTTAGGGTGTCATAAGTACAGTAGCCATCATCATCTATGAGCCATCCTTTTACGTTATGCTTTCCAGTTACCCAGACTCCGTACTTCTTACTCATGTTTGTGCCTCCTAACAATAGACTGTGTGATTAATACATAGTATAATGATAATCCTCATCCAGTATATTTGATTCATATCATACACAATTTTCTCCTGTAGTTTGTTGGGGAGCAGTAGTAGGGTAGCCTCGGTACGGTTCTTATCATACCATTTAGGATCCTTCGAGTCTTACTACTACTCCCCGTGAACGGTCTTAAGTTAACACCACTTTTCTTAAAAAAATCTATGTGGTTCTCACTATTGGGGGACTCTAGAATCTACCTGTAGTACCCAATAGCAGTTCTATTATCATTTTGAAGGAGTTCCTCCTCGAAAACGATAACTTTCCGCACTTTAACGGACACTTCAGCGTACACAGCCTAAGCTCTACGCTATGGTCTAGACTACGACCATACACTCCT